AGAATCTTTAATTCGAAATTGATAAGTTATGTATCTGGACAAGTGAACTCTTAAACGTTCTTTTGATTTGCTGTGTTTCTGACAGAAAAGAATGTGATTTCTATTTAGTAAACAGATTATAACACAAGATTTTCTAAAGAAGGAACTATGGAATGAAAAAAGTTTTAAACTGAATGGAACTGTCCCTGGGCTAAAGCCACGGGGCTTTGCGGCCTACGGCCTTATTTGGTAACAGAACCTTTAGTAAACTAAAAATTAACGAGGTTGAAAAGCTTATTGAAGACGAGGATCTAACCGGGGAACGTGACTACGGTCATTGACTAAGGGATGATAGGGGAAGGCCTACTTGGTTGTAGGCTTTGTTTTTAGCTCAATCTTCGGTTATCAACGTGGAATTAAGTTTCACCGTTTTTAACTTCTTTCCAGTGTCAATGTCATGTAAATGGAAAATATCACCTTCCTTAACCACTCCAACTCTACCATAAGCAATATCATCAAAGTCTTTAGTGGAGAGTCCCAGCACAGACTTAATAGGTCTTTCCATGAGTGGATTAGCAATTGGTTCTGCCAACTTATAATGAGACCACTTCTCCCCTTCGATACCTCCGGTAATTGCAGGGTCAAACAAACCCCCTTTGTCTGGGGCTAAGTCTTTAGCGTTGAGCAACGAGGGGTTCTTCAATTGACCATTGGAAATGGCTAAGATATCTTCGTTGGTCAACGGAGCAGCAGAGATGTTACCATCTTTTATCGTAGTTTTAATACCAGATGCTGTAAGATAGTTCAAGAACTTCTGGGACACAAACGTGGTCTTAGGCTTGGGCAGCGGCTGACCTTGAAGAAACTTTTCCCAGTACTCCTGGTTGCTTTCACTCTTAATCGTAGAGATTTCCTTCAAGTTCTTTCTAGCGTTAGAGCCCATAAGACCAAGCATCTCCATGTATCCAACGCTTTTAGAACCTTCTTCTCCACCCTTACTAGGTTGTTTATTAGCATCGTATCCACCAGTGTTTCTGGCTGACCAGTTCTGATCTGAGGTCTTATAAAGCTTAATAAAGTATTGCGGTCCCGTAAGAACCTTGCCTAAAGTCTTATTAGTATTCGGATCAACGATATCTTCGGAGTCTTGAAGACCAAGCTTCTCCAGTTCATTTTTTAGCTCAACAACGTTACTGCCTTTGCTAAAATTATGAAGAAGGTACGGTTTACCAGTATGTTGAGCAATCTTAGCAGCGGCAGTTTCCATGAGCTGACCAAGGTTAACCCGAGAAGTTACTGAAGCAGGGTTAAGAAGGATATCCACAGGCTTGCCGGTAGCCTTGTTGTAAGGCATTTTGGAATCCGGAAGGATTAAGGAGACAATACCTTTATTGCCGTGGAGGCCAGTTAGCTTATCTCCTATCTCTAACTGTTTTACGGATCTAAGGATAAACCTAACTTGCTTAGACGCCGTATGAGCATCCACAACTTTACCAACCTCGTCGTGAGTCCATTCCTCTGTAACGAGCCTATACGGGGTTACCAAGCTCTTGTGAAGCCTTCCTAACATCTTATCCCCAGGCGTAGGCTCTCTATGTTCAAGGACAGCGAACACGGGATCCCCATGGGACATTTCTGCTCCTACCTTAGCAAAGCCTCTATCGTCGAGTTTATCCAATTGCTCCTTGGTTAATTTTCCCGGGAAATATCTAGTGATTAGACTTTTCTTAGTAACGGAGTTGTTGTTAATTTCGTAATCGATTTTGTAGGCGTGGTGACTAGCAAGGCCATCAGCAGTAGATTGTTTAATTACCAAGCCATCTTCGTGGTTGTAACCCTTCCAAGGAAGGTACGCTACGGTAAGATTCTTACCCAAGGATAATACTCCGTTACGAGTATAATTACTTTCGAATAACGGTTGTAGTTCATTAACCGTATCTCCAACTTTGACAAGTGAGGATTCATCATCATGGAACCCCTTCATGTTAAAGGGCAGGTTCTTGACAGCTTTGATAGTAACTACTTTATCATCGTGGCCCTTAACCGTAACTGAGTTGGAATCCGACTTAGTCACAACTCCTGGCATAGGCGTAGTTGTACCGCTAATACCAGCCAAGGATTTGACGAATGGTATTCCATATCCATTCACGGTCTGAACTAGGGGCTCTTCTCTTTCAACTAGACTAAGGGCTTGAGGTATAGCCTTACCGGCCATAGTCAATCGGCCTGGATGATTACTATTAAGGAAAGGTACAAGATTAGTTGTTACCGTGTACATGTCCGTAGTATCAGCCAGCCAATAATCAACCTCTGAAGCATCGCAAGAACCTAGTTCCCCACGTATTTGAGCCTGGACTTGACCTTTATGCGGTTGTTGAGGGAAGCCAATAACGCTAGCCATCATGTCCTGAGCACTAAGATGCTTAACCTTGTTATTCTTATCCGTTACGCGGGCATAAAGGTTACCTTCATCGTCTCTCTTAGCTGTAACAGTGAACCGCTGATCAATACCAGCGTGTCCACTCTCAGGGGTTCTACTAGGGTCAATAATACCTAAGTGGGAGGGATCAATGTCCCGAGCGCTGATAGGGACGCCTCTATCGGATTGAATACCGCCCTCACCAGCACCTAATACCGTTACCTTAGCGACGTTTTCGATACTTTCCAAAGGATTAGTTTCTTGCGGAGTAGCAACTAAATTACTATCCATGAGATATCCAGAGAAGAACTTATTAAAAGGCTTAGGGACTAGATTACCTTTGAGCGTAGGCTTATCAGGGTCGAGCCTGTCAAGTTCTCTGGCCATTCTACCCTTAATTAATTTTACAACTTGGTGTTCTTTATTAAACCTAGTAGTAAGAAAGTCTGGGAGATTCTGAACACGTTTAAACTGTAACGAGTCTCGGTTGTCTTCTTTGCGAACATTGCTATGGACTAATACAAGGTTCTTCATAGCCAATAGCAAAGTTTCTTGATTAATACCCTCAAAACCCTTGCCCAGTGTAGCCTCAGTAGTCTTAGCGTTTAACTTAGAGTTCTGTAGGGATTCTCTAAGTTGTTCAGCCATCTTTTCTATAGTAGCATGAGGATCTTGTTTAGCCGTGGAAACCATTTTCCGATATAAGTCCGAGACGAATCTATCGTCCTTGCCGGCGGTAGAAGCAATGTTTGCATCCCATACAGCCGCGGGTATGTACTTAGAAGCTACGGTTTTCCCAACGCCAAAAACCCTAGTAAGCAATGGGATAATGGGTATCTTTGAGCTGGTGCCATCGGGAGTAATGGTAAAGGCCATACTCTGAGGGTCCAGTTCTACTTTAAAGCTTCGACCAGACCCAGTATTGAAGTGTGTCTCTAGGCCACCAACGTTATCAGTACGGGTATAGACGCCGGGTAAGAGTTGAAGTTGGTTAGCAACGTTGTAGTTGTTACCCTTATACAAAAGAGTATGCTTCCCAGTCATATGGAAGCCATCCATCAAAGTAAAGTCTGGGTTTTGATCTACGACTTTACCGGTGGCTTTATTAATAAGCTTAAGATTGGCTTTAATAGGATAAGTTAAGCTTTTGCTTTGAAGAATCGCAGTCTTTTCATCGTCATGAGTATAGTTCTTTCTCTCGGCTCTAACGTTATCAATCTCCAAGCGAAAGTTCTTACCCTCAACTGGGAATTGACCCATGAGGCCTTTAACTAAAACAGCGTCTACCTTATCGTTAACCTCTCTAGGGGAAGCAAATATGTTAGTAAGCTTAGCCCCAGAAATAGCTCTAGGGGCGTTGATGTACGGAGTATCTCTATAAGCCATGTTTTATTCTTTAATTTCTTCTAAGTAACAGATAAGGATAAAGATCTTATCCATGAAAACAAAGTCTTTCTTAGAAATTACATATTTGCCGTTGTTGTGGATTGCCGCAGTTTCGATCTTCTCCAACTCAGCGATATCACTAAGTTCATCAAGGTTTAACTTCAAGTATCTTATCCGAAACTTAGTTAGATCTATGCCTCCTTTACCATTAGGGACAAAGTTAGGAATCGAGGAAATATCTAAGGGTGTAGCCGAGCCCTTAGTTTTAATGTCTAGGTTTTGTAAGTTTTCCATAAAAAGTTTTACCCTTAAACTTGGCCTTTAGGCGGCGTATCCCCAGGCGGCTTAGCTCCTCCGCTACCGCCTCCGGGTGCAGGCTGTCCATTAGGACCCTTTGGTGCATTGGGAGAGTTAGGGTCTTGGGCTTGAGCACCGAGTTCTTGACTGGTAGCCATAGTCTGTTGAGTTCTGCCCTCCTCGACCAGTTTAGCAACCATAAGATACTTGGCGTAGTCTTGAACCTTTAGCTCATTAAGTACAGCTCTAGTAGTACCTTCGTCAGCAGGTATTAGTTGAGCGGCTATATCCTGACATTGTTTCAGGACTTCCATATAACTGTCGTCCTTCTCAGTTTCCTTGTTAATCTCTAAACCTTCGAGATACTGAGACTGTTCAACTTCGAATTGTAAGCGTACATCGTGGCGAGCTTTAACCTTAGCTTCTTGAAGCATACGCTCTAACTCCTCTTCGTATGATCTACCCATGGATTCATACACAGTTGTCATGGAAATGCTACCTGAGCTAGCGAGAGTCGCAACTAGGTTTTTAAGGACATCATCATCAGTAAGTTGGAATGGGGTAAGGTGGACACCATGTACTTCTAGATCAAGGTATGTAGCGCTTTTAGAAAAGATCCATTCAATCAAATCCTCGATTTGGCCTACGTAACTGTCCAAGGTATTTTTAAGCATACGAAGACCAACAGTAGAACTAGTCCAATTCGTTGTGCCGCTAAGCAGTTCTCTACTAACGCCCATGCTTAGGAGCAAGGATTCTTCAGCTTGAGCAATTTCTTGATTAACAAGCAACGTTTTACCTTCTCCACTAATAGCCTGATACCCAACTGGAACTGGAGCAATGATAACATGGTTATTGTCCTGTTTATGTTTAATGAAAGCCTCTTCCATCTTATTGGTAAAGTTTCTCATTGAGAGGCTAACAACAGGGTCGGAATTAGAAGTTTGCGGCTGAGGGAATATAACTCTCATAGGAGCCATGAAGTCAGTAGCAATGCTCTCGTTGGCCTTGCGTAACGTGGCTTGATAAAAGACTAAGCTGAAATGACTGACAAGGGGCGGGACAGAGATTCCATTAATAGAAAATCCCATATCAACGTTTCTTAAATGGAATATTCTATCTGATTCAAATTGAAACTGTTTAGAATCTTTAATTGCATCGATAAACTCCCAGGGTAATGAATCAATTAGAAATCTATCGCCCTGTACTACTCTTCGTTTAATATCATTGGGTATAGTATAAAAGTATTGATTCTTTCCAGTTATCGGATTATTATTAACTGAGATATTTAAGGGGTCCCAGATAATGACGTTCATATCCTCGATGTTTTTACTCTTAGTATCTACGTGATCAAATATACCTTTTTGCCCACAGGTTGGATTATTACAAGTCCCTTCGAGTTTATAATTTTTAAATTTGAGAAACGTAGCTTCATGGGCTGAAGTTAACGTCTTACAGTTAGGGCAACGGTAGGATCTGTGAATAGGGAAATGAACGCTAATGAAAACGTTGCCAATAGTATGGTATTGAAAACCAATATCATGCAATACTGTTTTTAGTTTAAAACTACGTTCGATCTTTTCATATTTATCCTTTACTGCAGGGTCCTTAACATCGTATACAAACTTGGTTATTGGATAGGTTGAAAGCTTACGTAAAACCTCGGTAGTTACGGGGCTTTGAATAGTAATGAATCTAACCCAGCGAATAACATCATGTAGGTTTCTGGGTAGGAATTGATTTCCTACAGAATAAAAGGGATTCTTAGTCTGGGCATGGTTACCGGCCATCATGCCGTTGTAGTTGCCAAAGCCAGGAGTTAAAGGGGGTTGATTTAGAAAAGACATGTGTCTGTGTGTTGACCGTGGATTATAAGAGAATTTTAGCTGAAAAGC